ATATTAGAGATCCATTTTTAGGTAATGTAGCAGATCAATTAACATCAGTTAGTATGGATCAGTTAGATATATCATACTTAAATCCATATGAAGATAATTATAAATTTTTGGAAGATCTCGCAAATAACGAAATACCTGATATCAATAAGTTAACCGCTGATTCTATAGCAGATCGTAGATATGCAGAGGTTATAGTAGAACTTTCTGAAAACTTAATAAAATGAGTGCATATGATGACTTTGTAAGATGGTATGATAATCATATAAAGTGTGGTGGCAATATAGGAACAATAGATGGCGATACAATTTATTCTACTGAAAAACAAGCTACAAACAATCTCATTGAATATGTAACTTATATTAGGAATAATTGGGAAGAAATTAATAATAATCATGATTATTATATTAATGATCTACATAACTTTATGTGGAACCCCACAAGTGAGAAATGTAGGTGTCTAATCCAATTCCTTTGGATGGCAGATCAAGAAATACACTACAAGCCTGTGGGTTATGCACGTCAACATGATAGATTTAATTTTCATCCAGGCAGAAGTAGATGGTATGCTAGATGGGCCCAGAAAAAGTCTACAGAAGTTATTTTTCTAGACTACAAACTCCCCAATGCTGATGTAAAATATAAGCCATTTATTGATGTCAACGAAGCATGGAACGGTTTAACATATACTTCTCATACACCTGAACTAATTAAAACATGTAGTTTTAAAAATATACTTTCAATTGACGATCTACTTGATACTACATATGAAAGTGATATGGATTACTACAGAACTACAGATTTTGAGCAATTACTTTTCATAGACGACAAAAAAGATGATTGTTATGCAGAATGGCAACAGCATAGTAAAAAATATTTAAATGAGTGCTTGGAAAATCCTATCAGGTATGGCAGTCGTATGATAAATACATAGTAGGAAAAGAATTCCAGGAGAATGTATTCATGAGTAAAAAAGCAGAATTACAAAAAGAAATTGAACTTCGTTTAGGCGGAGGAATGGTCGATGTTGAACTTGATCCAGAACATTACGAACTTGCCATTAGAAAAAGCCTAGAAAAATATAGACAACGAAGTGAAAATGCAGTAGAAGAAAGTTTTATTGTTTTAGAACTATTAGAAGACCAAAGTGAATATACATTACCAAATGAAGTTATTGAAGTGCGTGACATCTATAGACGCACAACAGGTGTAAGTGCAGGTTCGGGTAATGACTTTGAACCATTCCAATCAGCATACATGCAAACATACTTACTTGGATCTTCACGTAAAGGTAGTTTAGCTACATTTGACTTCCTACAGCAAAGCAGAGAAACAATGGGCCGCTTATTTGGAGCAGAGCTTATGTTTACTTGGCGTCCACAAGATAAGAAACTTATTATACATAGAAAACTTAAAGCAAATGATAATGCAGTGCTATGGTGTTACAACTATAGAACAGATGAAAGTTTAATAGAAGATCAGTATTCTGGTCCTTGGCTTAAAGACTACGCATTATGTCATGCAAAACTTATGATATCAGAAGCACGTGGTAAGTTTACACAGATTGCAGGACCACAAGGCGGAACTACAATGAACGCAGATCAACTTAGATCTGATGCACAAGCTGAAATGGATAAACTAGAAACTGAGCTAACATTATATAATGATGGACAAAGCGGCTTAGGTTTTGTTATCGGATAATACCACTTGACAAATCCCTAATATTCTACTATAATATATTAAAGTTATAGGAGATTTCATTGAAAAAAGTAATTGGTATATGTGGACTTATTGGACACGGCAAAGATACAGCGGCCGGATTCTTAATTGAAGAAGGATTTCAACGTATCAGTTTTGCAGGTGTGCTAAAAGATGCATGTGCTAATGTATTTCAATGGGATAGAATACTACTAGAAGGTAATACACCAGAAAGCAGAGTTTGGAGAGAAACTGTTGACGAATGGTGGGCCGAACGTTTAAGTATTCCTAACTTTACACCCAGACTAGCACTACAACAAGTAGGCACAGATGTTATGCGTAGACATTTCCATCCAGACATTTGGGTAGCGGCATGTGAACGTCAAATTGCAATGACAGACAAAAACGTTGTTATCAGCGATTGTAGATTTTTCAATGAACTAAATGTTATTAGACGCCTGGGCGGAACAACTGCCGTTGTATGGCGTGATACTGAACCCGAATGGTGGGGATCTGCTTGTATGGCAAATATTAATCATCAACCAGAACTTATGGAAACACAATACCCAAGCGTTCATGCAAGTGAATGGAGTTGGGCAGGCTGGTCATTTGATAAGCAAATTAACAACGATAGCACATTAGAAGAATTACGTCAACAAACGCTAAAACACCTGCTATAAAGTATATACTTAACTCTGTAACCACCCCTTTTTGCACCACCTCCGATAAATACATGTAGACAACGATTCTACGTTTTTAATAAAGGAGCTAAATTATGGCAAATCTTGTTTCACCTGGAGTTCAGGTAACAATCACAGACGAATCAGTTTACGGTCCTACTGGAACAGGCACAGTCCCAATGTTATTCATTGCGACAGGCCAAGATAAAGTAGACCCAACTGGTACAACATCTATAGCAGCACAGACTGTTAAAGCAAAAGCAGGAAAACCTGTTTTAGTAACATCACAACGTGAACTAACACAAAACTTCGGTAATGTAGATTTCCGCAAAGTTAGTGGCACAGTTCAACAAGGCGACGAAACTAACGAATACGGCTTACTAGCTGCATATTCATTTTTAGGACAAAGCTCAGCAGCTTATATTGTTAGAGCAGATGTTGATTTAACAACATTACGTCCACAAAGCACAGCACCAACAGGTCCTGCTGCAAACGGAACATATTGGGTTAACCCAAGCAAATCTAACTATGGATTGTATACATACACAGCCAATGGTTGGGTAGCAGTTACTCCAACAGTAGAAATTACAGATGGTTCAGCACCAAGTTCTGCAGTTGTTACAGGTGGATACCTAGTAGCAGTGGCAGCCAAAGCTGGAACTACTGAAATTGAATATTATAAAGAAGACAGTGGCGCATGGGTAACAGCAGCAATTAATACATTTGCACCACACTACAGTGAACCAAGTTCACCAAGTGTTGGAGACGAATGGGTTAAAACTACTACACCAGGCAGCGGCTTTAAATTAGACATATCAAAATACACAACAGCAGCAGGTTCATTTGTAGCACAACCAGTTCATTATGCAGACGATAATGCACCAGATGGAACAGTAAATGACTTTTTCCAAAACGGAACAACTGCAACAGCTAGAACACTACAAGAAGGTGATCTTTGGTTAGATCACGCAACAGACGAGCTTGTTCTTAAAGTTTATACTTCAGGCGCATGGGCTAATTTAGTTGTAACAGCACAAACAACAGAACCTGCAGGAACACCATTAAATGGCACTGTATGGCATGATGGTGACATTAACGAATTAGCAATTTATGAAGTTGCTAGCGATGGTGGAACACAAAAATGGAAACGTGCAACTAACGTAACATATGCAACAGGAGCCCCATCAGTAGGTTCAGTAGGCGACTATTGGATTGATACAGACGAAGCAGGTTATCCAGTAATTTACCGTTCAAGCGGTAGTGCATGGGTTAAGAAAGACAATGCAGATCAAACAACATCATCGGGCGTTGTGTTTAGCGACATTACAGCTAATGATACATCAGCAGGTGCCTTTGAAGCAACTCTATTAGCAAGTGCAGCAGATCCATTGTTACACCCAGTTGGAACAACTGGTATTAACATGTGTCGTTCAGGCGGAACTGTAAGAATGTATGATACATCATTAACAACAACTTGGAAATGGCGCAACCATGCTCCAGCACAAGTAGATGGATCAGGTTCATTTGGTAGACATGCTCAAAGAGCAGTTGTAGTTGCGGCAATGCAAGCAAGTGCAAGTGCTTCAGAAATACTTGAAGAAACAGTAGCATTTAGCTTAATAGCAGCTCCAGGTTATCCTGAAATGACTGACGAAATGGTAACAGTAAACAGCAACCGTAATGAAACAGGTTTTGTTATTATTGATGCTCCATTCCGTGTAACTCCAACACAAGCAGTTGATTGGGTTAAAGGCGTAGGCGTAACAGGCAACGGCGAATCAGGACTAGCTACTAAAAATACTTACAGTGCGGTTTATTATCCACATGCATACACAACTAACCCAGCAACTGGCGACAACGTTGTTGCTCCAGCATCACACATTGCATTATACACATTTGCATACAGTGATAACGTGAGCTTCCCATGGTTTGCACCAGCAGGCTTAACACGTGGTCAAGTTCAAAATGCAGCTAATGTTGGATACATAACAGCAGAAGGTGAATTTAAAGCAGTAGCATTAACACAAGGTTCTAGAGATGCAATGTATCTATCTAAACTAAATCCAATCGCAAGATTCCCGGCAGAGGGCGTTGTAGTATTTGGACAGAAAACTTTAAGTCCAAGTGCATCAGCACTAGATAGAGTTAACGTAGCTAGACTTACAGCTTATTTAAGAGAACGTTTTGCCGTAATAGCAAGACCATTCTTGTTTGAAGCTAACGATGAAACTACAAGAACAAATGCTAAAGCAGTATTTGATGGCTTTATGGGTGGAGTGTTACAAACTAGAGGCGTATATGACTTTGCAGTTGTATGTGATACAACAAATAACACACCAGCAAGAATTGACGCAAACGAATTCTGGATTGACGTGGCAATTGAGCCAACTAAATCAGCAGAGTTTATTTACATTCCAATTAGAATTGTAAATACAGGCGACCTAGCTTAATATCTCGTATGTTATGCAGTAATTCAACAATAAGGGCTACTTTTTAAAAGTAGCCTTTATTTTTTTAGACAATCGGCATAAATACAATATATAGAAAGACTTATAGTTTTTCTAGAATAAGAAAAACTTATACAGTTTACAAGGAGAAAATACAATGGCTGTAACAACACAATTTGGAATTCCAGATACAAACGGCGCTCACGCTACACTAATGCCTAAACTACAATATCGTTTTAGAGTATCATTTAGTGGATTGGGTGCTGATTTAACAACTGATACAACAACACAAAATGTTATCAGTGTAGGACGTCCATCAATAACACACGAAGAAGTAATAATTGACTCTTATAGTTCAAAAACGTATCTAGCTGGTAAACATACTTGGGAACCAATTACGTTAGTTATGCGTGATGACTTAAATTCAAACGTTATTAAAGCAATTGGTAATCAATTAAAAGAACAATTGAACCATGAAACACAAGGCGCTAAAGCAGCTGATGATAAGCATGCAGGAAACGTATATAAATTTACTATGAAAATTGAAACGTTAGACGGAACAGCTGACGCTAAACCATACGATACATGGACATTAGCAGGATGTTATCTTTCAAACGTTCAGTATGGTGATTTAAACTACGGCACAAGTGAATTAGTGCAAGTAACAGCAACTATTCGTTACGATAATGCATCTAATCAAATATTTGCTGGCAACACAGAAAAAGATACGCTAGGCGAGTAATTAACAAAAGCAGTAAGATCTAAAATCTTACTGCAATTGTTTCTAATTTCAAGGGTGAACGTAGATGAGAATTAACCAAGCGTATGACAAGTATAATCAAGGCCAAACAGTCGGGATTACCAAAGGCGTGCCAAGAAGTAAATTTCAGTTTACAGCTAGTCTAGAAACAGTAGAAGGCCATGTGCCACTTGACAAAATAGCAAGTATCACAATGCCAGGTTGGAGTTCAGCTGCAACCACGTTAAATTCTTATAATCGTAAAAAAGTTATTCAAACTAATTATGATTTTTCGCCAATTACAGTTGTAGCATACGACACAAGAGACCCAGCAGCCATTGAGTCTTTCCTTAAAAAGTATTCAAACTATTACTTTGCAGGACCTATGAACATTAATAATCCACTAGATCAATTAGTAACGTCCAAAGGTTTCAAATTACAAGAAAATCGTAACTACATCTCAACATTGAATATAGTAAGAATGGGAAGTAAGTCTGATAACAATATTATAACAGTTTACAACCCATTCATTACTGATATCCAAGCAGATAATTTAGATTATTCAGATAGCCAATTAGTTCAATATAGATTAACCTTTGTTTACGAAGGTTTTGATATACGATCTACTAATTCAGGACAGTAAGTTATGCCCAAGAACTATATGCAAGGCATATATGAAGTTTCTAACCCAGGTAAATACTTAGGTAAAAAAGCACCACGTTATAGAAGCGGATGGGAACTAGCAGTATTTCGTATGTGTGACAATCATCCAGCCGTATTAGGTTGGGGTAGTGAAACACATAGAATACCATATAGAAATCCACTAACAGGTAAAAACTCTACATATGTTCCAGATTTACTAATGGTATATAAAGACTCACAAGGTGGAAACCATGCAGAAATGGTTGAGATTAAACCAGCAAAGCAAACGTTGGGCGAGGCTAAAACACAAATGGATAAAGCACAAGCAGTAGTTAATCATGCTAAATGGGAATCAGCAAAAGCATGGTGTAAACAACAAGGAATGGGGTTTAGAGTAATAACTGAACATCAAATATTTAACAAACCTGTTCGTTCTAAAAAGAGGAAATAATGACAAAGAAACTAGAAGAAGAATTTAACCTTCCTTCAATTGAAGAATTAATGCCAGATGTAGAAGCTGAAGAATTAGTTGAGCCTACAGTGGAAGAAACTCAAAACGAAATAGTTAAGTATAAAGATGACCTAAGTATAGCCGAACGAGCTGATGCAGCACTTCCAATGGTAACAGGAATGGAAGAACTAGATAGAGAAATGGATGCATATGCATTAAAGGCCATGGCAACATTTGATGATCTAGTAGATTTAGGCAGAAATGTAGAAGATAGACATGCTGCACCAATTTTTGATAGTGCAAGTAAAATGCTTGCGGCAG